TGAAATTACTAATAATTCATAATTCCAAAAATAAGGCTTATTCTGAAATAAGATTATTCTTATTTCTTTTTTCTGCCTTTTTTTGGAAATTTAGCCAAAATTTTAGCCAATTGAGCACGCTCAGCAAGTTTTGTCATACCGCCAGCTTTAGTTCGCTGTGCTGCTGCTTTCTTTATTTTAGCTTTTGGAATAGGTTTTCCTTTTTTAGCCCCCAATGCTTCTCTTAAAGCACCAGGCTTTTTAATAGCTCCTGTTATCCACTTTTTAGCCATTCTCCTTCTCCTTTTGTTCTTTAGATCTCTTACGACAATCTCTAAGAACGTTTACAACTTCTTTTATATTATCTTTATGTGATAAATAATGTTGCAAAACCTCATTAATTTGCTGACGTCCTTTTAATATTATCGCCGCTTCATCTTTAGATAAAATAACATCAATATTATCAATGGCTTTTAATAGATTCTTTAATCCTCTTTCTACATGTCTACTCATAATCTTTCTCCTGGTAATTGTTCTAACTGTTTCCCTGTCTCTTGAACTTTAGCAAGCAGATCTAAATATGCTTTTGCGATCTCAGCATCAGCCTTTTTGTGCCCCAACTCTAATTGAGCCTCTCTATCTTCACGGCTATGCCGTGTCTTCATGAATTCGTTTATAGCATCTAGCTGTGCTGTTTGTGCATCAATTGTATTTTTTAAAGCTGTTGTATTATTCTTATGTGTTTCTGATTGTGTACGATCCACTTGAGCTTTAGCAGCTTGCATTTGAAGCATAGCCATCGGATTTTGTTTTGGAGGAGGAGGCGGACGACCTTCTTCTTTAGCTATAATTTCTGGTGGGACTAATTCTTTTAATCTATCGCGAATAACTATAGAATCATCTAAGTCTAAATTTTTGGCATATTTATCAGCAACTAACGAAGCTGCTTGAGGATAAACACTAATTAAATCCTTTAATGCTGTAAGATTCTCAAATTTCTGTAAGGCAAAAGATGATCCTGCTTCGACTTCAATATCTAATTCAGCTCTGGAAAGATTATTTCTTCCGTCATTTATCTCAATTTGTTTAGAATTGCCATCATCATCAGTTATATGAACAACTCTTTGAGTATCATATATTGAAGGAAATAATGATAATGCAACACGATCAAGTTGCTCAATAGCCCTATCTCTATTATCTATATATATATAAGCACTATTATTTCCTTGACGTATTTTATTTGCAATTGCAACACCACTTATTTCGTTTCCGGCTGCTCCTCTATTAGCATTAAAAAGACCTAAAACTGTATGAAGCTCTGTGTCTACATAGGCTTGTTGATTAATTAATGTTGACGGAATTTCAATGGGTGGAACTCTTTCTGGTTTCATACCATTTACAATATCATAACCCAAATATCCTTGAACAGTATCTGGATTTTTCCAAATATTTTTATTATCTTTAATACAACCATTTGGTCCCATAAATTGCTCTTTACGACCACTTTTGACATATTGAGTAATATCACTTTTAAGAAAATTATAGAATTTTTGTGCATCTCTAGCAAATAAAGTGAATGATTTGGTTATCTGTTTCCCATTAAGATAAAATGAATTGCCATCCTCAAAAACAATCGGTAAGTATTTAGAAGGCCATAAGCTCTTTTCTAAAACCTCTGCTGCTCCTATCTTATAATGATATATCTCATAATAATTCGTTTCTCTTTCATCTATAATCTCTAATGGTATAAAACTAGGAGCAATTATATTATTTTCATCATAAGTAAGACTATTATAATGATCTTCAATAATTTGTTCAGCGTCTTTCTTATCAACAGTTCTACCATCACTTAATAAAACTATTTTCTTCTTTTTCCATTTCTTCTTATATATATCTGCAATAACAACCTCTTCTTTTGATATCCAATCAAAAACACCAGCTACATTATTATCTGAAGCTGGTAATGTTGTTGGAACTTCTATATTTGGATAAGCAGATTCGAACTCTTTACGGGTCATTATCGTATATACGCCACAATAATCACCATCACTTTTTGTTACATCTTCTGCTGAAGGATCGAAAAAAGCCTTATAAGGCTCAGGAATAGAATAAAATTCTACTTTTTGATTAAAACTATTCTCATTTTCATAATCAGTCTTAACTCCCATTGCCCCAAAACCTAAAAGAGAACATTCAAGCCCTGTTTGATAAACAATATCGGCCTTAGAATTATAAGCAATACTTTTTAATAATCCTTTACTTAATGAAAGCTCTTGTTGAGAAACAACACCATTAATAGATCTAACTTTAATATTCGAATCTTTTGATCTTTGTTCACCAACAATCTGTTGAATATATGAATATAGTTTATTAATAGTGAGCATCGGCTTTCTACGCCGCTCATACTCCTTAACAGATGATTCATCCCATTGATTACCATTTACAACAAAATCTACCTCATCTTTATAATTAGTTATATTGTCCTTAAAATAATCATACCACCGTGCTATATTTTCTTTTATCTCATCTAATATTTCTTTATCTTTTTCTTTTCCATTTTCCTTGGTCTTTATCATTTGTACTCTCCTTAGTATATTTGACAATCTTGGTCTCTATTTCTTCCATAATATTTTTATTACGTTCATAAAATAAATAAGAGCTATTAAGCCCTGTCCAATCATCCATTATTCTGCATAATTGCATTACAAAAAGTTCCAGCTTTTTCTTTGATGTTATATCTTTCATATCTTCAATACAGTCTAAAGCTGAATCTATACTAATAATCAAAATATCCCTAAATTTTCTTATATTCATTTCTTTACCTTATAACCAAACACTCTGATATTCAAACTGATCATTTACTATATCCGCAGGCGTTTTCTCGCTTTGTTGATAGCACTCCATTGCGCCATATTGTAAGCAATCTGCTATATCACTATATGGATGATTTTTGTTCGGAAGATCTCTATAAGTATCTTCGCCAATAATTCTCATTCGTTTGTAGAAATAATAACCACTCATCGCCTTTCTCAGTATAGGACAACCAGTCTTAGAAAGCAAGAAGGCAGGCTCACCAGAAATAAGCCTATTCAGATAATACTTTACAGCTTCTAAGCGAGGCAAGATATTATTAGTAATGGCTATTCGTGTCTCTATTCCTTCCTCTCTTAATATCTCCATCGAACTTATAGCCATCTCAGAAACCCCTTTTCCAGCATCACCTGAAGGATCGCCAACTGAAACAACTGGAAATCCGGTAAAATTCTTCTCTATAAATGGCTTAACTATATCTTTTGCCAGTTCCCTTATAAACATTCTTTCTGTTGTAAATTCCTTCAAACATCTCAATTGACCATCATCTCTGAATTGAACTATTAAACAAGCCGGTGTTAATCCAAAATCCCAACATAAATATATAGCAGTATTCTCTAAAGGCACGATATCATTTACACCATGCAGGTCATCGTTATATTCATCGAAAACATGCTTACCTTTTACAACAATTCCCCATTCGCCTCGACAATAGACTTTAATAATCTCTTCTCTAAATTTATTTTGTTTTGCATAATCATAATAATAATTCTCTTTGAGATTTTCTATATTATCTGCCTCTGGATTATCTTTCCATTGATTATGTTCGTCTTTTATTAATCCAGGAGGCTGTCTAAATAATGTAGTTCCTTTTATTTTATCCTCTTCGAAATATTTATATAACCAATGGTCAGTATCAGGGGGGTTTGTATCCCCTAAAATACCACCCCAAAAAGGCTCGTCTATTTCCCAGCGAGCAGGATAACGTCCTACACGCCCGATAGTATGGCTAAATATACCATGTGGTATATGTTGAATTTCATTAAACCAAGCACCTGTTAGTTCTAATGATTCGAGCGCATCTCTTTGATCCTCACGATCAAGACCCACAAACAGAATTTCAAGCTCTATTATACCTTTGCCATCATTAAATCTATATTGATGTGTGAGAATAGGCTTTTTTCTTTGAACGACAAGTGGCAAATGATTAAACCATTGCTTCCATGTGCTTAGTGTTGTTGTCTCAATCTTTCCAATGGTATTACGAACGACCAGCCATCTAGCCTTTCTTATTCCGTCTTTACACTTAGGCATTGCACATGTTTTGTATAGTATGTCATGACAATTTAATACAGACTTCCCAGAACCGAACGCTCCCATAATAACTTTAACAGTATCATCAGACGCATGGAATAGTTGTGCGGTTTTATTTGGTATATAGATTTTCGGACGATGATTTACTTCTGATGAGTAATCATCATTTATCTTGATATCAACAATATCATCAGCATTATAATATTGTTCAAGCTTTTGTAATCTATTTAATGATCTGGTCTGGCTCAACATTTTTCGGTAAGTTTTGAATAATCCATTTATGTAATTGCGTATCTATTACTTTCGCCGTATTAGGTGCTATATTTTTCATATCCTTGTTATTAAGGATGTCTGGCAATACTTTTATAATCACAAGATCCCTGGTACTTGGGATAAATACTATAGCTATTATTGGAATTATAGTAAGAATCAAAAAGACTAGCGCCATGATCGAGCTATCCCCCTCTACCGAAGCATTTATCAAAGAGAAAAGAGTTATAAATCCCATAAGGACAGTTAGTCCTATCAACGAAAATATAGTAGGCGTAGCTCTAGTAATCCAATATATCTCATGTGGTGTTATCATTTTATATTCCTCTTTTCTATTCATCACGATCGATAAAATCAAAACATGATATATCATCCTGCAATACGCATTTATCATAGCTTGAACAATAGAGATCATTTGGATTTTTAGGCTTCGTTATACGAATAAATCCATTATATGACTTGATCTCCTCTTTTTTAGCAAAATAGCACTGAGAACAAGTTTTAGATTTGTCAATTTCTTTTATGTGCATTTCAACCCCTCCCCATTTTTTTATCATCTATTTTATTTCTATCTTCTCCATTCATCATTGTTAATTCACTTCTTTTTTTTATAAGTTGATGCATTACAAAATTAAGTTTTTCTAATCCTTCAATGTTTGATTCATTTTTTATAATGCGTGGTTCTGATACTCCAATAAATCTCATACGCTGTTATCGTTTTTTTATTTCATCTACAGTTTCTTTTATTTCATCTACAGTTTCTTTTGCTTCGTTGATAAATTGTTTATTTACCATTTTAAAAAGCCTTTTTATTACGTTAGGCGGCATATAATGTAATTGCGGACGCCCCAGGGATAGTAGATATCCTGTGTCATCTTCTTCTAGTTTGTAACCGTCAAAATTAAGAATCATTTTATATTCTACATATACTTTTTCTAAAGAATTTAAAAATTCCGCAGTTCGAAAAGCCTCTTTTTCTACTAGGATTTTTATTTCTTCGTTATATACTTTTTCTAAAGAATTTAAAATATCCGCAGTTGGCTTTTTAGTCATTGTTTTATTCCTTAATATAAAAATATCCAGCTCTATTCATTTCTTTTTACTCATTAGTCTATATCCAATTTCAATACTCTGCATACGCACTTTTATCCCTTCAATTGACTCAGATAAGGCATTGATAACGCCTTTCATTTCCTCGATATCATCATGAACAGCTGTTAGAAATTCGATCATTTCATCTACGCCAATAAAAGGCATGTTCGTCACAATATCAGTAATTTTATGTTCGTCGTAATTAGATGATTTCATTTTTTACCTCTTTTAGTTTTTTTGAACATCTTGTTAATAGTTTTACAAAAATTATCCAGTATTTTTGTAAATTGTTTTCTATCTTTTCTAGTATTACTATATTGAGGTCCATATTTAAAATATACTTGTTGAAGATCAAAAAGAAGGGCGCTAATTAAATCTGTTTCACTCATGGTTTTTAATTTTTGTTCCATATCATATCTATTATCCTTCTCTGGAGCTTCGGGTTCATTTTCCCATCGATAAATAAACTCACCATTTGAAGTCCTTCTTAAAATAAAAACTTGCCTGCTTTCTCCTACCTCAGAAGGCCATATTAATTCTTCACACTTTGTCATTATTTATTTGTTCCTTAATTTTTTCATTACCAAGCTATTTTTCAAATCCTGCTTTCTCTTCCAGTTTTTTAATTCTTTCTTCAAACTGCGCTGCTTGTATAAGTTTTTCGAAAGTAACAGCATTTTCCATTAGTTTACTTCCCTCCGCAGCCGTTATTTCGCCTTGTGTTATGTACTCATTTATCTTTTTGATTTGCTCGAGAGGTGTGCCTTTTAAATCAATACCAGTTAAAAAATCATCTTTTCCGACTACTGGTGTAATTATCTTGCTTACATAAGTTAATAACATAGAATCCCCCGCTAAGGCTAATTCAAGCACCTTATTATTAACTTCCTCTCCTTTCTCCTCAAAGATCTTTCTGTATTTTAGTCTTCTGTTGCTAACTCCCTTTGGCCGTCCGTTTGGATTGCCGCTTTGTCCCGGTTGAAACGGCATAATCATCTCCTTATGTTGTATAATTATTGAACTAAACAATAAAATATTAATCCTAACCCACATTATATCATAATCATATACTTACGCAACAATTTATATTATTTCCGTGCTTTTTTTTAATATATCATCATTTATTTATAATATATTAAAAAAAAAGCTTGACAAATGTCGCACATGCGATATAATGTGGATATAAGATTAAAAAAGATGAAACATCCGAGCTATATAAAAATCATAAGGATGAAATTTGGAAAATGTTAGGTGATGACGGAGAAGATTACGGCGAGAGCATTCTTAAGATGATTTCTCATTTTAGGGGCGCAAACGAGGTATTCCGTGCTTCAAATTTTGAAACTTTGCTAGTGTGGTATGCTGCTGAAAAAGTTGCAAATCAATTAATTGAAGCTTAGTTTTATTATTATTTTAAATTAAAGGAGAAAGAAAATGAACGAAATTAAAAACGAAATTAAAGCAGAATTCTTACAAGATATAAAAAACTATATAGATACTAAAGCTTGCGAGGAATATTTAACTGTTAGTAAAAAAAGTGAAAATGATCAAAAAGCTCTAATATCTATTAAAAAATCATTAAAAAACGAAACATTTGAAATTATCGATAAAATGTCTGAAATTTTAAAATCAGAAATTTTAGATTTTCTAGATAAAAGCCCAGCCTATTCTATCTATAGAAGTGCTGAAATCAGACAGATATTTAATACTTCTGACGATATAGAATTTTTTGATAGCGGCGATAAACTTGAAAAATGGTGTAGCAATAATAATATTAATTTAGATGAGCTTAATAATAGGGGGCATAACTCGTCTAAATTATTAACAAATATAGAAATTATACACTATAAGATGTACAAAATAAGTTATTAAATTTTATTATTTTTAAAAAGGAGAAACATTATGAATACTGATAAAGAATGGAGAATAGCTAAAACTGATGATGACTATGACGAAGAAGGTAATGAATATATTACAATATTGAAGCGAAATAGTCCGAGTCGTCGATATTATTTGAAAAACGGGGACACGAAATATTTATATCTCAGCGACGAAGAGTTATACGCACTCGCAAAATAAATAATGAGAACGAACATGAACACTATAAAACACACTGAGTTATAAAAAGAGGAGAAACGACAATGAACTTATCATGTGATGCTTTTGAAAATCTTGATATTTTATATGACAAATTACGAGAGTTTGAAACAGAATTAGATAAATTTATATCAAAGAGAAATAGAGATAAAGTTGATCATCTGCTTTTTCAAAAAAGAATGATTGAGCTA